CGCCACCGCCATTGCTATAATTGCCACCAAAATCGGTGTCTACTACATCTTCCACTACTCTTTCTCCCCTCCTGTTCCAGCGCCAGAGCCATCACCAGCGCCAGCGCCCCAGCCTGAGCCAGAGCCACCGCCAGTGCCACTGCCACCGCCTGAACCATATCCATAACCATCTCCAGCCCCATACCCTGAGTCTGAATCAATAACTACACCTTCCACTCAGGAACCTCTTGGATGTTTTTCATAGCTGCATCGGTACAAGGAATTACTTCGATTGCCTCCAGTAGTAAAATTTCTGGTACTGCTACGCTGAACTTACACTTTTCAGGCTTCTTAACTCCTTCAAGTGCCATCTGACTTAAGGATGCTGCACCTTCCCAGTACCAGATGCGCCTAGCATTTTTTAACGTCACCTCTTTGCCTTCTCGCTTGTGCAAGTACCCTGCATGGACTCCTGCTGAATAAGTGCGGATGATTACATACACGCCACCAACTTCTTGCAGTTTAGTGTATGTAATTTTCGCCCAATCGTTGCCGTTTTCTTGTACCACTGGCATATATGTAATGCCGTTTATTGTTATTGTGCTCATATTATCTCCAATCACATTTATTGTTTAACCAATCGCAGGTGCGGTCATAAAAGTCATAGTCAATACTTACATAACCGCATCTTCGACACTCGTAAGAGTAACTAACACCAGAACTAAGTGAACTAATATGAAACGGTTTATGGCAGTAGCCTTTACCGTAATCATGCCCCCAATACTTACAGATCAATCTTTTTAGCCAATTTATCATTTAATGCTCCACTGGAGATTCACAATTTTTACAGCCTGATGCGTGTTCCATTCCGACAAGATAGCCAACCGAAAATGCTCTTCTAAAAAGCTGTTCTTTACTCATTTCGTCATATTCCGATTTGATATCTTTATGCAAAAGCATTGATTCCAATGTTTTTTGAGCAAATTTCACTATTTCTTCAAATAAAACAAAGTGCATAATCTTCCTTGAAAATTTTAATTTTCTTGCTCTGTAAATATTTTCTTAAATTTTTTACCTGTTTTGTTTTCTATGTACTTTCTTAGGGAAAGCTCAAGAAAGCGAGATAATGATACTTCATCTTCAAGTAAAAACTTCTGAGCAAGTTTAATTGTTCTACGCTGAACTCTAACTGTTGTGGTTAAACATTTTGATGGTTTAAGCATATACCTCCTATATAACGTGTATATTGCTTATATACCTATACTATGTAATATTTGCAACCCTTCTTTTTGTTTTTTTGTTTGGTTTTTTAATCATAATTTGTTTTATAAAATTGATTATGTAAGATTCGGATAGCCCTATAAGGTTACACCACCATGAGAACGAGCCTTCCTTGTTCTTGTTTCGCGCAGACCAATCTCCCGTAAGCCCTAGCCACCTCATAGCCTCGTCCTTAAGTTTATTATCGGGCTTTATCTTTTCGTCTTCGTATACGACGTCATTGATGGCACGTTGAATTACGGCTAAAGCAAGCATGGCTTCTGGCTTGTTTTTATGAAAAGAACCCATGTCTTCTGAAACGCTCAAAGTCTTTATATTCATTTTTAAGTCCTCTATATCATCCATAACGCTTGGTGTAAGGGTGTAAGGTGTTTTGCAACATTTCTAAATTGTACCTTCAACTCTCATATATTCTATCTAGTACATTTTTTAAATGTTTTAAAAAGATGTAACATCTCTTATAAAACCTACTTAACTCTACTATATTATTCATCTTTCCTGGTGTAGGGTGGGGGTACACCGATGTAACATCTCCCCACCCTAGACCCTACACCAATGTAGGGTTGGTGTAAGGTCACCCTACACCACTCTAAAAATCGTCCTCAATTTGGTACTCTTCTGGTACCGCAACAAGGTTTTTATAGTACCTGATTCCGTCCTTAACTCTCTTGGCGAACCCTTTCCTTTTCACTACGCTTCTCATGTAGTTAATGTTGAGTCCGTGTATACGATTCATCTTAACCCATAGGTCATCCATCTCGCTGGCTTTCATACCATCATCAAGAGGATACTTATCGTTAAATATGTTCCTATAATCGTCTACGAGGATGTTCTCAGGGTTTTCTGGGGTCTGGCCTTCTATGTACTCAGCCATCTCAGCTAAAGCCCCGTCTGAGGCCGTATAGCCATCCCTATGCAGTTGTTTCATTTGAGCTAGTATCTGCATCTCATGTTCCTTACCCTGTGGATAATTCCAATCAATGCCCTCCAGCTCTATGATGTGATACCGTCTATTACCCGTCCAATCCCTTAGTATCCCGTCGACGTTAGTCGTGGATATGAAGGAGGCTCGGACTGTATAGTAATTCGGTTTTCTCCCGTAGGCTGATCTGAAGTACGCCCTATCTGCGGTGATCATGTTCTTCAGCGTAGCCACTTCAGTCTTGTTAGTCCTGTCGTACTCGCTAATCCAGCATACTAACCCGCTTATTAACTGCTGATACGTATCTCTTTCCTGTTGCTGTATAAGGAATGGTACAAAGAACTGCCCCAATCCTCCACACAGCGTCTTGCACAGGTGATCCTTACCAATACCCTGTCCACCGCTTAATACTAATATATGGTTCTGTATCTGAGGCTCATATATCCTCGTCATTACCCTACCGCACCACTGTTTTAGTATTTGCTCAACTGCCTGTTTGGAGATGTTTTTAGGCTTCATAGCATTGGCTATGGCTCCTATACGGTCTTCTCCGTCATACCCAGGAATCTCCACAAGTAGCTCCTTGGTCTTATCTTTGGTCATGTAATGGACTACGTTCTCGAGTATTGTTGGTTTGTAAATCCAATCCTGTTCAGCCTTTTGCACAGCGATTGTTTTAACTGTTCCCAGTGCTACGTCGTCTAAAACGGAAATCCACCTCTTAGCCATGGTATCGAAGTAGCAAAGGTCTCCACTAAATACATCCCTTCTGACCGTTCCCAACACCTCTTCTATTAGCTTCATGTGGTCATCCACAGTAGCGTATGTTTTCTCTTTACGAGGCATATTAATTCTCCTTTTTTGCTTTTTTAACGATTGATTCCCAAGGACGTGAGTACAGTATGAATGGAACAGGATTTTTTACTACTGGTTTTTGCCCATATCTCAGCCTTTCCAATTCATATTTTAATTGACTTATATTATTTACTTGCTGCTCTACTTTTTCCCAATTTGTCATTTTATTTCTCTCTGATATACTGAGGGGAGATATAACTGGTCACCCTCAGTTATAAAGTTAAGTTGGCGGGCGGTAGGAGTAAAATCCCACCGCCGTTTTTATTAGAAAGGAATCTCATCATCTTCGATAGCTGGCGGTAGTTCAGCTTGTTCCACCACCTTAGCTTTCTTGACTGCCTTTTCCTTCTTCGGAGCTGCTCCATCTGCCAGGTACGCATCAAATCCTTCTACTGGCTGTGAGCTCTCCCACAACTTAGTTTCTGGATTAAATTTGCCACCGACCATCTTTAACTTGGCTTTAAATACATCAAAGCCATTTACCCATGGTCCAATCTTATAGGTAAGAGTTTTGCCTGTAGGCTCGCTTACTGGTGCTTCTTCTACGAAGCTCTCCTCTATCGCCGGCGGAGTAGAAATGTTTTGAGCTATCTCTACAACGCTTCCTTCCTCATCCATCTTAAAGTCGATATTGCAGCTATCAAGCATCTCTTCAGTACCGTAAACGCCCTCTACCACATCAGCAAATACGTTACGGATTCCCATGGTGACAGCTCTGGCGTAAAGCATCTGTTTCGGCATACGCTTCCAGTTGTCTTTATTGGTCAACCCCTGAAGTTTTGCATCGTCAATCGAATAGGTGACCACCTCGGACTCACTCCATCCTTGACGAGTGACCTTGATAGTACACACCTCATCCGTCCACTCTACCGTCTTAAACTGACCACCAGCCTTAATAGCTTTAGCTTTCATGCCAGCAGCAGATAAGGTCGGCACACCGTTTATAACTACTACAACCCTCAAGGCTGCCATGGGAGAGAACCCCAGTTCCTGACCCATGAGTATAGCAGTCAATACAGCTTGCGCTCGATTATAGTGCTTCGGCAACAATCCTGACTGAATTAGTTGCTGACAAAACTTGAGCTTGCCCTCTACGTTTTCTGAGTATTTCTCCAGTCCGAATCGCTGAACTGTTTGTATTTGTTTATTTTCCATATTCCCCTTTGTTTAGTTAAGTTTCATACGTTTTATATTACAGCCACCTAGAAGTAGTTTCTCCCAGGCAGTTATAAAATCTTCATCTTCATTCTTGTTTTTATTCTTCTCCTTGAAGTAATTGCAGATGGCATCCAGCATGTCGACTCCATCACCAACCCACATGATCTCCTCTGTGCTGTCGGTAATTATCCACTTATACTGATTCTTTGCCTTGCCCATCTTAATTTCCTTCTTAAGTTCCAATACGTTCGACTTATCCATAGTCTTGTTTTTAATTTCCATATTAACATTCTTAATTTTCGTTTTAACCTTCTTTCTTCTTTCAAAGTCCAATCAACTTTCATTATTCATCCTTCACCTTATTCTTAACTAAGTCATTAAAATATGCCTCTTGCCTTTCTTGCTTTTGTTTTAGTTCTGCCTCCTCAAAGTGAAAATTTAGTGACGTATCAACATTTAATCGCTCCGATATTCTTTTCTTTTCTTCTAAAAAGTCATGCTCAAGCTCCTGTCGTCTGTCGTAATGAGAAATTGCTAAGTTATACAGCTCCTCGAAATGCTCTATCTTAACTATTTGCTCTTTAAGCGCTGACTCAAAGCATATTAAATCTTGTTTCATATCCTCAAAGATTTCTGGTGTGAACATCTTTTGAACAGGGTCTTGTAGCTCAATCCTTACATAATGTGGGTCGTGCTTCTTCCAATCGCGATACACTTTCATGTATTTATCGTTGGTAGTACTTCTCTGGCAGCGTATGTTTGGATATTTATCTTCTAAAAAACTCTCCACTGCGCTTATATGAATCTTGGTAATGGACTTACCTACATGACGCTGAAATATTTGGATGCAAAATTTAATTACATCGCAAACAAATTCCTTTTCGTTACGATTGTTTACTAAAGAATTAAATACATCCTCTTTTTTTAACTTTCTTATATCCATGTTATCTCCTACTTGATTACTAAATTGTTCTTCTTAATTAGCTCGGCTCCTGGTATGTCGGCACCGTTTTTTATGGCATCCTTAATAAGAGCTTTGTTTACCTTTCTTGTAACCACCTCTTCGGTGTACTCGAGAGGCACTTTACTTTCGTCTAAAATCTGAACAGATTCGCTCTTTCTCCAGCTTACCTTGCACCTTGCAGTCTCAAACTTCTCTCCAGGTTGCAGGCAGAATGATAAGTAATTCTTAAGCCACTCAGCTCTTCTTTCCAGGCTCTCTCTTCTAGCTTTTAGGGCAGTCTCTTCTGCTTTGATAGCTACTTCCAGGGCTTCCCAGTTCTTTAGTAGCGATACGCAGTTCTCTACCTTCTCTGTCTTGGAAAGTTTTAGCTCGTCCAGGAATTTTAGAGCTTCCCCCCTTAACTCTTCAGGAGCGTCTAGTTGCTCTTCTAAGACCGTTTCTAGTTGTAAGATACTAGTTGATAGCTCGTATAGTTTCATTTGTTCCCTTCAGTAAATAAAAGTTTGGTGGGGGAAATATTTTATACCCCCCCCTCTAGTTGGTATGATTGTATATATAACATGTATATCACATGGTCAATAACAATTTTAGCTTTTTGCAGTAAAATATCGGTGTTTTATTTTATGCAGGGATTATTATTTTCCCTCTGGGGATTACAAAGTAGTAAAATCCAGCAGCCAAAAAATTTCCAATGAAAAAAAAATCTGATTAATGCACTTTTAAAAAAATTGGGCAAAAAATCGGTTTTTGCAGATTTTGACTAGAATGAACGTTCATTCTAGTAGGCTCATTCTGCGGTATAAAATTGGCGTATCCGTATAAAATACGGGTAAAACGGCTTTAATGAGTCAATATGAGACGATTCAGTGTAGGTCTAGGGGTAGGTATAGGGTACCTCGATCTTGCGGTATAGGGCGATTATGGCGGTTTAATTTCATAGGTCAATAAATAAAAAAATAGGGGTCTTAAGACCCCTAAAGAATAGCACAATAGGTATGTTTTAGCTAGTCATTATCAGGCAACTTCCAATCCATTATCTCGTTTTGCCAGATATAATCCTTGCGATTGTATTTGACTTCTATAACCGGCTTGATCTGACTGTTACTTGCCAATACACCCTGATACTCAATCCAAGATTCAGGGTTTATTACTTCAATTCCTTGACTAGTTACTAGGCAGAATTTACCGTGCAAGCTCGATAATACCTTGAGTTTACTTCCTAACGGTAGGTCTTTAATCGTATCTGCCAAGTCTGCTGAATCCGATCGGCTATTCTTCCCTGTACCGGATTCGCCAAAATTGGACAATACGCCGTTATGCATAAGCACGGTATTACCACACCTATGGGGATGCGTGTTTTGCCTATTGATACTCCCATGAGTAGCCAATCTTAAATGAACGGCTATCTGCTGATTCTTGTCAATCTTAGATAGTGCAAACTCTAACGATTTCAAACTCATTAATCCCTTAATGGCTACTACTTTCCGCTTGAAAGTATACGCTACTCCCGCCCCATGGGGATTATTGACCCATAAGCGCGGTAGATCTTGAGCCTCGATTGATTGTCTATTCCCAATTAATATTATGCACATATATTTTACCCTTGATTACTTAAGTCATTATTCGCTTCAATTCTAGGTGAATGAATATATATTCTGCTAGGATTACCCCATCCGGCAGAATAGTAATTAATCCAGACACTAGCATCACTTGCTACAGTGAAGTTATCAGGTACCCATACATAGCAAGTAATCCCAAACAATCTTACATGCTCCCGCTTGATGCTCATGGGCAAGCTAGACAGATCGACTCTAACCGCCTCGAATCTTCCAGATCGCATCTCATGATCGGAATGAATTAATTCAAGTCGAGAGTTTAAGTATCGCAAGCGCCTAAAACCCCTCTGCGCATTATATCGCCCAAGTAGTTGATACCGCCTCTCTGCTAATGATCTTCTGGCGCGCCTCGCTCGTCTAGGTACTACAGGAGTAGTTGTTACTACTTCAACTTCCCTAATCGAATCGTCGAGTTTACCTTGCAAGTAAGTATATGCTAGCGGATAAGTACCTTTTAGGTACTCACACCAATTAAGCCAGCTTAATTGATCGGTGTTATGGGTATACTCCACCAATGATCGGCAAATATCGACACTTGCTAGGAAAGATCGCGCATTTAGCGTGCCTCTAAAGAATCGAAACTCCCGCGTCGAATCTTTAGTAAGATTCAAGGCAGTATATTTGCCCGCGTCGTAAAATTGGCAGTAGCTGAATAAATCGCGCCGTGACAATTTCTTGAATTTGACCTGATTCAAAAAAATAAAGTGCTGAAGCATCTTCCATTTAGTATCAGGCAAATATGCTCGACTGATATGAACATGTAAGCCGCAACGATTGTTATTATGGCTAGTGATACCGATTGATCTTAGGTCTTTAAGCAAGTTATACCATTTTACCCGATCAATGTTAGACATAGGAATCGTTACTATCTCTGCCCCTGAATCCGACAGTGAACCATCCTTTACTACTTTGTGTGACTTCGCTAGGTACTTTTGAAGTATGGCAGAGAATCGCGACCGATTGCGATCTGTTACGCCCTCTACTTCAAGCTCGATACCTAGTAGGTATGGCGAATTAGATTGCATGTTTACAAGTCGAGTTAACTCAGAAGAAAGGAAACAATTTTTAGGCTGGAATCCGTGACCTAGGAAGTTATACTCGTCTGTTTTAATCGTATTGCCTACCGCCCTAGTTATTTCATACCTTAATGAGGCATCACGGTATGAGGAATAGTGCTTGTAATCCTTTTGAATTGGTAATTTCATATCAGATACTCCTCGCTAAAATAAATCCAGTGTATACTGATATCGCTATCAGTAGTAGTAAGTCTATTATCATATAACACCCTGTTATTATTAAGTTATTCCCTTAATAGGAATAATAGGTGTATATCACAGTGATATATAGATAGCAAGGTAATAAATGGTTCCCGTTTATTAAAAGTCAAGTCGCTTGTATACAGGGTCAATATAAATGTTATATAGTAAAATATATTAGACCTTAGATAAAATACGGGAGATATAGGATCGAATATATGAGAGATGAGAAGGGATATGGTAGAGATGGTTCTCACTTATATTCGATTTGGAGCCTAGGCGTTTTAAGTGATAGAACATTATTTTAGCTTAGTGAACTAGAACCAAAAAACTATTTCAGTAAGAAAAATATTAAGGGGAGTAGGGTATACCATGCGACAATTAAGACCATATGAAATCCCTAATGATATCAATAGGTTAGCCCCGCGGGATCGCTTGTTCTTTTCCTTCCTAACCTATTGTATTATCTTTTATCTCAATTCTATTAACTTAGAAGCCACCCGTTTGAAATTTAATTTGATTCGGAAACAACCGGAGTCCCAGTCACAGATACCCCCTTCCACAGCACATCCCAATTTAAGTTGTTTTATTATTAGGACTATATGAGTGATAAAATAGAACAAAAATATGCAGAAATGTATGATATGATAACTACTCCTATGGCTGAATCTATCGTACCTGATGAGATTAAAGTTCCCGACCCTACCTGCGCTATAGAGATATCGGATGCTGATAGAGCGCATAACAATCAAACGAGCGAAGAGATTCCTTACGAAGAGCCTGTAGAGTATGAGCCTATTCCGCAGCCTGGGGTTAATCCTTTACGAAAGATAAATGCCTTCTCGAGAAAGATAATTAAGGATGCTCAAGCCAAGAATAAAATCTTTCCTCACGAGCTGCTATTATATTGGGCTAACGGTATCCCCATTGGTGGATTTACTCCTACGCCGGCACAGCAGCTTTATGCAGCGGTCTCTTGCGCTCCGTACTATGCTCCTAAATTGGCTAATGTTGAGGTAAAACAGGATGTCAGGGTTCGCGCGGTTATATCTGCTCAACCGATGACACAAGAGCAGTGGGCTGCTAAGTATATACAGGGTGACAGTTCAAATACCCCTACACCTCAAATAGTAGAAACGGAAAGAGTTAATGACGATGACGACACCCTCTGAGCATATCGTATGGTCACCGCAAACTGGGCCACAACAAGCTCTTATTGATTGTCCTTTACCACTCATTGGATACGGTGGTGCCAGAGGTGGTGGTAAGACGGACGGTGTATTAGGCAAGTTTGGTATCCTTGCTGAAACGATGGGCAAGGATTTTAACGGCATATTTTTTCGCCGAGAGTTACCGCAAGCAGACGACCTGATTGAACGGGCAAAGGAGATATTTTTACCTCTCGAAGCGCATTATAATGATCAAAAGAAGCAGTTTACCTTTGCAGGTGGTGGCAGGTTAAGGTTTAGACCACTTGCAAACAATGCCGATGCTGAGAAGTATCAAGGACAAAATTTGAGCCATGCTGCCATAGAAGAGGCGGGAAACTATCCTAATCCTGAGCCTATATTTAAATTGTTTGGTGCGCTCCGTGGTAACAATGTTCAGATGATTTTGACGTTTAATCCTGGTGGCCCTGGGCACTGGTGGATTAAGGAGAAGTTTATTAAGCCTTCGCCAAAAGGTTGGAAGATGCTTGAGTGGGAGCTCCCGACGGGTAAGAAGGTGCCGTATATTTTTATTCCAAGCAAGGTACAGGATAATAAGATATTGCTGCAAAAAGACCCTGGGTATATTGATAGGTTGCACATGGTGGGTAGCCCTGAGCTAGTAAGGGCATGGCTGGAGGGAGACTTTGAGATACACGAGGGTAGCTATTTTCCTGAGTTTAGCAGCAAGCATATCGTTAATCCCTTTAATGTTCCCAAGCATTGGACTCGTTATCTTGGTTACGATTGGGGTTATAGGAGTCCCTTTGCTGCCGTTTGGGGTGCTATATCTTCAGGGAAGGCCGATGACGGGTCGGAAATATCGATCCCGAAGGGAGCCATTGTCATATATCGGGAGTTGTGGGGCAAACAGATTGAGAATAAAGAACAGGCGGAACGGATAGCATCTGCCAGTGTGGGGGAGAATTTGATAGCGGTTGCAGACCCTAGCATATTTAAAACGGACGGTGGCCCTAGTATAAATGACCAACTAACTGCGGTGTTTTTGAAATATAAGCATCCTGCCTTCAAACGAGCGGATAATGATAGAATAAGCGGATGGACGCAGATACGGAAACGGTTGCAGGGAGACCCACCATTACTCTATATCTTTTCTACTTGCTCATATCTGATAGAATCGTTACCAGCACTACAAATCAATCTTGCAGACCATGAAGATGCAGACACCGATGGCGACGATCATTGCTGCGACGCATTAAGGTATCTATGCAAGGAGAGACTCCTGGATTCCGAGTATGAGAAGCCTGCTTCAAAGGCTATCCACCGAGGGCAAGTAAAGTTGCAGCTTTACGTCAACGAAGTTAGAAACGCACAAAAACGGACACAGATATAATGGCAAAAGAATCAAAGAAGAAATACACAGGTAGCTGGTGGCATAGTCAATTAAGTGCTTCAGAGAATTTACATGAGAAATTCTTTGAAGAGGGTAAAGAATCTATCCAGGTGTTTAAAGCCAGGAAAGATTTAAGCGATACCCAAAGAAGACTGAATGTATGGTGGTATGTAGTTAATACACTTATGCCAGCTTATTATTCTTCTACGCCAAAAGCTGAGGTTAATCTGAGAAAGCGCGTTGGTGGAATGAAGTATCAGTTAGGTGCGGTGGTATTGGAGCGCGTCACACAGTATGCAATGGATGAGCACTTTGATTTTGACCTAGTTGGATATAATGCTGCGTTACAATTTCTCTTAACAGGTCGCGGCGTGTTGTGGGCTAGGTATGAAGCTGAGTTTGAGAAAGAAGAAGTTGAGTTTGCGTTAATTAGAGATGGCGCCACAGGGCAGTTAGTTAATGCTCAGGGCAAACCATTTACGGGAGATAAGAAGACGCTCATTACTACGCCAGAAGGAATCATCACTGGTAGAATGGAGATTGAAGTTAAGGATGACGAGCGAGCAATTTTAGATTGTGTGCAGTACAACGACTTTTTAACAGGAGATGCTAGGAATGAATCCGAAATCGAATGGAAAGCCAGAAGAGCGTTTTTGTCTCGTTATGAAGCTGAAGAAAAGTTTGGTAAGGATGTGGCGAATGATTTATCCTTCGACTCATATCCCGATGTCCTCAAGCGAAATCTGTCTCAAACGTCTGAAAAGTATGAAGGCAAAGCAGAACTCTACGAAATCTGGTGCAGGGAAAGCGACAAAGTCTACTGGTTGCAAAAGAAAGGCGAAAAGAGCGTCCTCGAAGAAGGCGAGCCGCCAGTTAAATACGAAGACTTCTGGCCGTGCTCGGTAATTAATCAAAGCATTGATCCTGACTCTGTTATTCCAGTATCGGATTATGTCCATGTAAAAGACCAGGTGTTAGAGATTGAGCGGATGACCACAAGAATTGCTGCAACTGTGCAAGCAATTCGTACTAATGCTCTTTACGATGCAACAATGGGTCAGCAGGTGGAGCAGTTAATTCAGGGTGATTTAAAGTTTATCCCTGTAATGAACTGGCCGTCGTATAAAGGAAGAGGCGGTCAAGCAAGTGGTATTGAGTACCATGATATTGAGCCGTATGTACGCACTTTGGAAGTGCTGCAAAAGAGCCGTGGTGAAGCCCTGGCTCAATTATATGAAACACTGAAAGTGAGCGATTTATTGAGAGGCTCCAGTGCTGAATATAAAACCGCAACTGCTAATAGACTCGAGAACGCTTGGAGCAGCTTAGGATTAATTGTAAGGCAGAATCAGTTTGCTAAGTTTATATCCGATGGTGTTAATAAACTGGGCACTATTATTGCAGAACAGTTTAGCTCTGAAGTTATGTTTGAGATTGCGGATGTAAATTCGTTGATTGCTCCGCTGTTACCTCCAGCAGACCCAATGAATCCGCAAGCACAAATGATGGCAGCAGAAGGAATTAAGGCTGATATTTTATCTGCGTTACAGAACGAAGATGAGAGATGCTATAGGATACAGATTGCTACTGATTCTATGGTGGCTCTTGACCAGGCTCAGGATAAGCAGGATGGTTTGGAATTAATGCAGACTTGTGGTGAGTTTTTTGAAAAGATGAAAGCTACCATTGAGTCCTATCCAACACTGAGCACCTTTGCTATGGAGATGATGCAAAACATAACGAGACGCTTTAAAGGCGGTAAGGATGTTGATGCTCTATTCCAGAAAGCATTGGTGGATGTAAAGATGTTGGCTGATCAAAAAGCGCAGCAAGCTCAACAAGCACCTCCTGACCCAATGACATTACAAGTAGAACAGCTAAGAGAAGCTGCTCAAATGAAGTATCAAACTGAGATGGCTAGGATGCAAATGGAGTCTCAGGAGATGCAACAAAAGATGCAGATGGCTCAGATTGATGCTCAGACAAGGTTGCAGCAATCCCAGGCTGAAGTTGAGATGGCTTATAGAAAGGCTGCATTGGATGAGTATGTAGCGCAACAAAAGACCATTGTTGATAATCAAAGATTGCAGGTCGAACAGCAAAGATTGCAATTAGAGATGATGAAGATTCAAAGCGAAGCTGCCGTGAAGGCTGATAGCACCGAAGCTAAGAGAGAAGCTGATAGGGTGGCTCAGATAATTGACCTTCAGAGACTAGAGCTTGAGAATATGTCTGTCAGAATGAAGGAATCTGAAAAGCTCCTAGAGGAACGGCGGTTGAATCAGGAGCAGGAGCTTGAGAAGATTAGAATGGCTATGCAGACTCAGCAAGCTGTCATCTCCCAGGCAGGTAGTCAGAGTGCTCCGCAGCAACCGATTGTGATAAACAATATTATTCCAAAAGCCTCCAAAAAGGTTGGCACTATTGGAACAGATGAATTAGGAAATACTACACTCAAGATTGACAACATTGAGGAGTAATTGTGGCGGACAACGTAATTGTTTCAAATGCTCCTACCAGTGTAAATACTGATATTCCTGTCCGAAGTATTGATAAGGGTGGTGAACAGTATCAGGTAGTGGTGGTGGACTATGGTGGTAGTGGTACTGAAAGTTTAACTACTCCAGACTTTGCTACTGAAGCAACTCTTTCTGATATTGCCTATAACACTAATAATGCAAATGCTAACTTAGATATTCTTGGTGTCTCCGTTAGTGGTACGCGTAATAATCAAATAGAAGTTAGCTTCGATACTTCTTTTGATACTGCAATCATTACCAATACAACTACAGGCACAGGTAGTGCTACTATTTCTAACGGCCATGCTTTATACGCAACTGGCACTGGCACTACATCCAGTGCTAAAGCTGTCTCAGTTGCAACACTGAGTTATCGTCCTGCCCATGAAGAGTATTGTTATTTTACTGCTGCATTTACTACTCCAACCAGTGCAAATAGTAATCAAAGAATTGGTTTATTTGATGCTAACAATGGCTTTTTTATTGGTTATCAAGGTACTTCATTCGGTATTACCAAACGGGTAGCAGGAGTAGATACCTTTGTAAATCGGACTAATTGGAATGGCGATTTGCTCACGGGAGCAACGGGTAGCAAGTTTTCTCGTGATGGCACACCTGAAGCAATCAATCTTACCTACAGCAATTTATTTAGAATAAGATTTGCATGGCTAGGTTCTGCGTCAATTTTGTTTGAAGTATTTTCTCCTGATGGCACTTGGGTAATTTTTCACACAATTAAATTTCCGAACAGTCAATTAAATCCTTCAATCGCAACTCCAAACTTGCCAATAACTATTGAAGTTGTAAAAACCAGTGCTGATGCTACAAACCTGATACTTTACAGTGCTTGCATGGCTGCTGGCACTACCTCCAATTATTCTAAGATTACTGATACCCTAACAGATTATACGCTTGCTAATTTAACTCGTTCTGTAATTACTGGTCGTGCAAGCACAGGAGGCGGTACATATTACAATGTAAAAGTAACTCCTTCTGGCTCACTAACCGTTGCTCTTGGAGATATTACTGGAGTAGTTGGGCAACAGACTATGGCAAATTCTTTGCCAGTTGCTATTGCTTCTAACCAAAGTGCCATCCCAATTACTGATAACGCTGGAAGTCTAACTGTAGACGGAACAGTAGCAGCTACTCAATCAGGAACCTGGAATATTACTAATATAACAGGAACCGTGTCTTTGCCTACTGGAGCTGCAACTGAAACTACATTAGCAGCAATTAATACAAAGACTCCATCTTTGGGACAAACTACAATGGCTGGCTCAGTGCCAGTTGCCATTGCATCCAACCAGTCTGCGGTAAGTGTCACTCATACTTCTGCTGCTGGTGCAGCTCCCACCTTTGCAACAGTAGGCACGTCTAGTGCAAGCGTAGGATTGGCAATTAATACTTATTGGAAGTTGGTATTTTGCAACACTTCCGCAAATACCATTGCTCTGGGATTTGATAATGCTGCGGTAGCAAGCAGAGGAATAGTTTTAGCACCAGGCGAAAAGATAGTGCTAGATGGCCCGATAAAAATTACCAGTGCTGTTAATGCTATTGCAAGCGTAGCAAGTAGTAATTTAGCAATACAGGCGTTTACAGCATGAGCTATTTTTACGGCATACCTTCACTTCAAGCTGTCACCACCATTGGAGGAACTACTACCAATGTTGTCGATTTTCAGGGTGGATTGTATAGCTCTTTATATACTAACATTGGAGGAACGTTAGATGTTGGTGCCAATGGAACATGGGTTGCCGACCAAAATTTTTTAACTGGTTATTATGTTAATTTTGGTGATGCTCAAGAGGTTCGTATTGGTTTTGATGGTTCTACTTTTTTAATCGATCCTGTAACCAGTGGTTCTGGAGCAAAAATATATTTTGGAGATGGCATAACTCCATCGAAAATCACTTGTGCTGATATTGATTGCACAGTGGTAAATGGAACACAGATTGGTGGTCAATCAGGAATTTTCACACAAACTACTACTGGCGCAACAGTTTTAGAATTAAAAAGTACAGCTACCAACGACGATCCTAGTGTGAAATGGCGACAAGGACGAGTCGCAACAACCGATGCTACTGTTACAACTATTGATACAATCGCAACTACTTCTAACACTTGTATTATGGTCGATGTGCAAGTAGTAGCTCGTAGAACAGGCGGTACGGCAGGAACGGCTGGAGATGTTGCAGCTTATAAGCGATTAGCTGCATTTAAAAATGTGGCAGGTGTATTAACTCAAATAAGTACGACGACCGATGCAGGAACTTTTGAATCTCAAGCAGGATGGGATTGTACCGTTGTAGTTTCTGGTACAAATATTTTAGTAAGAGTTACAGGAGCAGCAAATAATAACGTCACCTGGCACTCAACAACTCAAGTATTAGCAGTGGGAAGTTAATATGATTAGATCGGCAGAATTACAAGCTATGTATGAAGCAAAAGCAAAATTGCAAAGAGTCATACAATTACAAGAAAAGGTAGAATTTGGTTTGGTCGAAGCAGACTCTACTATTTACAATTTGACCCAACAACAAAAAGATGACTATTTAGCAGCAATTACTTCCGAAAAAATCACGCTCATAAACGAGCTTATTGGAATGATGAACGCTTATTTACAGGGACAATAATATGTATGTAATTCCTTTACCAGTAGCACAAACATTGTATGGACTATTAAGCAAAGTTAATTTGTCCGTGGCAAGTAATACTTTTTTAGAAGATTCTCAGAAGTTGCATGAAGCTAAAGTAGAACTTGAGAAGGTATTACTTTATTATCAGGAACAAACTAAAAAGGCTGAATGACACTATTTTTGCTGCTGAATCCAAAGCAGTACGATCAAAGTGATGCCTTAGATGTATATAGGCGAAAGCGTCGCCGACATGAGCGAGAAGAAGAAGAACTTGCGGTAAAGATACTTTTAGAACGGTATAAGGAACTACAACCTACCACCGAAGAGCCTGTAAACTTTGATAAATTACTTGTAGATGCTCTCCAAACTAAGTATTACAACCTTGATACAACTAGGCAGAAACGCATAAAAGAATTGTTTTTATTAATGCTAATGGATGATGACCTATGAGCGATAAAACATGGCCAAGTCGTTTTGGTAAACTAGGTGAGAAAGTTTTCGGTGAAGATGACCCGTTTAATGACCCCCAACAATCGTCCTCTTGGGCTAGGGATAACTACCCCCAAGACGAGATGGCTCCGACGCGCAGTCCTATAACAGGACGGTACTATACCAGCAAGGCAGCGTTACGAGCAGAATATAAGTCTTACGGAGCTGAAGAAGTTGGTACTGCCTATGATAATGGGTACGATCCAGCGGAAAAGCAGCAACGTAAGGAAGCGGATTTTGTCCGCAATTTACGAGATCAAATAATAGATAGGTATAGAAATGGAAGATAATACACAAACTGAAGTAGAGTCGTCAGAAGTAGTAGCAGATAAGGAAAGGGTAGGAATATCATTAAGAGAGAACTTACAGTCAAAATTTGACGCAAAGGATGAGGAAGCTAGAGTTGAGCCAACAGCGGTAAAAGTTGAAAACAATACTACTCCTGAACCTAGCAAAGCTCCTACGGAAACCCAAAAGGAAGCAGTAGCCGAAGTAGTCGCTACTCAACAAAGAGTAGCAGTAGCTCCTCCTGGGGATATGAATAAGGAAGAAAAGGAGGCTTTCCTTAACCCTACTCCTGAGAACGCACATATTTTACAATCTTATTTGAGCCGTCGTTCCTATGAGACTAGGAGCCATTACCAGAGGGAAACGGAAAAGCTAAAACAAGCCCAGAAGCAAATCTCTAACTTTTATGACACCATAAAAGAATATGAGCCTGAGTACATTAGACAGGGTATTAGCCTTACAGACGTAGCTAGACGGTCAATCGAGTGGGATAGAGCTATGAAGCAAAATCCTGTTGAGACTGCTATGGAATGGCTAGAAGCATACGGCGTAAACCTGCATGACCTTTCTAATTATTATCAGAACGGTTATCAGCAAGTGCAACCGCAACCATCCTACCTGACCCGTGAACAGGCAGAAGAGATTGCTCAACAAAAAATTGAAGCTATGATGCAAGAACAACAAAACAGTGCTCTTGCGTATAGCAACAATCAAGTAGTACAATCGTTTATAAGTAGCAAACCATTATTCCGTGACCCTGGCACTGCTGAACAGCTCGAGAATGCTATGGCACCAATAGTGGCAGCCTTGTCACAACAAGGTGGGCAACCTCAAGAAATACTTGAAACTGCCTACAACTACGTTACTAAAGGTAATCCTACTTTTGCGTCATTGACTGCAAAACTAGAGGCTCCAGTAACAGTAGAGCAAAAAGTGAAAGAGGCGCAAAAAGCAAAGTCAGCTACAAAGTCCATTTCGGGCTCCGCAGGTAGCGGCACCCCACAGTTAAAAACCAAAAATATAAGAGATAACCTTCAACGTCGTTTTTATGGCGGTGAATAATTTAAAGGATAAGTATATATGGCAAATTTAGAAGAAGCCGTCGTGGCTACATTATTTGATCAAAGCGATGCGATCGCGGATGAGATTATGCATCATAACCCTGTTCTAGCTGCATTGCAGGAGAACGGGAACGTAAGACGCTTTTCTGGCGGATACGAATTACGCAAACCGATCATGTACAATGATTCTGCTGTTGGCGGATTCTACGCTGGTTTCAGCTCATTTAACCTAGACGCAATTGACGATTTTACTGCGTTCAGATTCGCTATCAAACAGTGCTATGAGCCTGTAGCGATTTCTGGTCGTGATCGTCGTGCTAATAGAGATGAAGCTCAACTTCTTGATCTAGTAGAGACCAAGATGAAGGCTTCTATTGCTCGTTTGAAGAACACTGTATCTACCTCCCTGAGAGGAGATGGTACTGGTTCGGGCGGATTGGAGTTTGACGGTTTGAAGAAAGCTGTTTCTACTTCTCCGTCTTCTGGTACTTACGGTTCTATTGACCGTTCTACCAACACCTTCGCTCAAAACATAGCTGTCAACGTGACTCTCTCTGCATCAAACGTGCAAGAGCAAATCACTGACGCTATTAGCCGCGTAACCCGTGGTGATGAGATGCCTGACCTCGGAATCATGGATAGAACAGCTTGGAAATTTCTCCATAGCTCTCTAACCGCTATTCAGAGAATACAGCTGCCTACAAAGAAAGCTGTAGCTGGCTTCAGAGCCTTGGAATATGATGGTTGCTCGTTTGTTTTCGATGGTGGATACAACTCCTCCGTTCTTGAGACAAATAGCTGCCGTCTTCTGAACACTAAGTACTGGACAATGGATCTTGTTCGTGGCGCAGACTTCAAACCTCTTGCTCCTGACATGGCTCGTCCAGTTGATCAAGATGCTTTCTTCACAGTAATTATTGTTGAAGGAAACCTCTGTTGTTCAGCTCCAGCTCTTCAAGCTGTTATTTATCAATAATAGTTAAGATTAAAGGAGATATTATATGAGTGCTTCAGGATCATTCGGAGTAAATTACAAGAAAGTTTGGGATGGTGTTACGATTCCATTACCTGCGAAGGTAACTGATATTGGAAGCTGCCCAGAGGGTGAATTTATGTTTGTGCAAGCTGATGGAGCTATCGACCAATATGCGTTCGTAGTTATATCCGCTGCTGGACAAGCAGATATGTTGACAACAACAACTGCAACATCAGGCAACAAGGCTGTTGGTATTGCTCAAGTTGCTGCTGCTGACAATGAATACCTTTGGGTATTTATTGGTGGTGCTGCTGGTGCTGGAACTGGTTCTGGCATCAAAGGAAAGTATATTAACTATACTGCCCTAGCTAACACCAACACTACTGCAACTGATGGCGTAGCTGACGATGCTTCTACAACTCTCGTTAAGAACGTAGTCGGACTAACAACCGTAGCTGGTACTGCTACTGCTGTTGAAGTTGCTACTACTGGATTGATGGTAGTGAACTAATTATTAAGGGGGCTACGGCCCCCTTTTAAAAGGAGATTAATATGGCAGGTGCATCTACATTAATTGGTTTGGGTATGCCTCCTGAATTGGCTACTGCGGTATCTGACGGTGTGTTCACTGGCACATTAAATGTGACTGGTGCTTCTACGCTGACTGGTGCTGTAAACGCTACAGGTGCAGGTATCCGTACCAAAATGGCAATTAATAACGTAAACGATACTACTCCTACTAACGCTGAGTTGACTACTTCTTTTGGTGCTCCAGCTACAGTTGGAACTGGATTTATTGGCGTAGTTAAGGATGCTGATACTGATACCAACGGATTCTTGGTATTTAGTAATGGCGTAACTTATTACTACCTCAAGTTTACAAAAGCCTTATAATTAAAGGGGGAGGCAACTCCCCCTTAATTTTATCTTTGGGGATTTATGACAAATTTTACTGGCAATACCACCACAACTACTCCATCAATCGCCACGGCTACCAGCGTCACCATAGCTGCTGCTAACGTAAATCGTAAGTTTTTACTCATTCAAAATAACAGTGCAGCTAATATAGCAATTAATACAAACGGTGCTGTTTTAACTGGAATTGCACCAACTTCAACCAATTTTTGTATAGTTTTACCAAGCACTGCTGGTCAAAACATTTTAAGATTCGAGGATGGCTTTTTACCGCAAGGCGCAATAACGGCGTATCAGACTAGCGGTGGAACCATTAACACAGTGACGGTCGTTGAGGGATAAGCTATAGTTGGGCGGTAAATGCCTAATTATAGGAGAACAATATGGCGCTAATTGACTGGAATAGCATAATGTCAGGACAGCAACAACAAAAGAGTCGCTGGTCTGGTGCTAATGTAAAATTCCTCAATGTTGTAAGAAAAAATGAGCAGAAGTCGCATGAAGCGGGACGCGACGTTTATGACGAAATTCCTTCCATCTCGATACAGTGGCCAGGAGGTGATGAAACTGTTAGAGCGATTGAAGAGAAGGATAAGCAAGAACACGCTGCACTTTACGCAGCTTTCACTGCTGGCAATGGGCCAGTGCAATCAGGGATGCCATTAAAAGAATGGACAAGAGTAACTGCTAGTGCTGTACATGAACTAGCTTACTTGGGATTCCGCACTGTTGAGCAACTTGCCGAAGCTAATGATGAAGTAAAGCGACGTATGGGGCCTTTAGCTAAATTTGTAAAAGAAGCTAAAGAATGGATGGCTGCTGCTAATTCAGAGCAAGCTCAAGTAGTAGCATTAAGAGAAGCTTTGGAGCGAGAGAAGAATAGAAGTGACCGCTTAGAGCATCAAATTGAGCTACTCATGCAAAGAGTAGAAGCAAATGAAGGTATTAGGATGGAACGGGCTGTAAGGTCTGCTCCAGTAGAAATTGACGATTTGGAAGAGACTGCTCCTAAAAGAGGACGGTCTAAGAAAGGGGAGTAATGACTCTATCCACGATTGTTACGAATGTTGCCAATGAAGCTGGTTACACTGTTGAAACCAATGTAACTACTTCAACTGAAACTACTACGAAGCAACTTCGTACAATGGTTCAGCGTATCAATCGTGAGATAGGCGAGAAGTATTTGTGGCCAGTGCTTTTCGCCTCTGGTAGCTTCACTACAGTTAGTGGGCAAGCCTCTTATCAACTACCTGCTGCTTTCTCTTATTATCACTACAATACATTCTGGAATCAAAGCACAAGGTGGCGGTTACTAGGGCCAATGACTGAACAGGAGTATGCTGAGATTTTAGGCTATGGCTTAAACACTACAGTTTATCAGCGATTTCAGATCAGGGGACTCAGCAATAGTCAAATACTGATGAGTCCTACTCCAGACACAACTGGGCAAGTTATAATCTTTCAATATGTAGCAGAACGGTATGCTCGTCCTGCTACATGGGTAACAGGGACGCTTTATGCTGCAAATGCCTACACGTTCTACGATGGTAACTATTATCAAACATCAGCTGGAGGGACTAGCGGTGCTACTCCTCCTACTCATACTAGTGGCTCTGTTAGCGATGGTGGTGTTACCTGGACTTATTATTCAGGAGCATATCCAGAATTCTTAGCCGACACTGATTTATCGGTATTTAGCGAAAAGACGCTTGAACAAGGTGTACTAGAGAGATTTGCAGAAATTCACGGATTGACTGTTGTGCCTAAGTTTGAAGTGCAAATCAACGAAGATTACAGCAGAGCTAATCCTGGAAAGATTCTATACACGGGTGGACTCCAGAGGAATCTGGTGTTTGCTAGAGATGGTATTGCTACCTTCGGAACATTTATATGATAACACGAGAGCAATCGGCTGACGCATATAACCGCTATGTTGACATGGTGATGCAGGGTGCCGATCCAATGACTGCTTATCATCAATCTGGGCTAGGTAAAATATCTCGTGGTATAGCAGGTCGACAAACTTCTGCACAATCAAAAGCAGGAATGGGGCAAATTGCTGGATTAGTTGGTGGCAAGCTAGGCACTCAAGCCATTAAAGATGTAATTGCTGGCGAGAAGGTATTGGGTGGTCTAAGAGGCGATTTATCGACTGTTGGTCAAAAACTAAGCGGGATTTTCAATAGTACACCTAGTGCAGATCAAGCAATAACTAATCTGTTTGCAAATGCCCCACAAAATGTCACTTCCGTGGCCGGCGCAGTTCCTCCAGTAGAATTAGTGGGTGCTGAAAGAATTGCAGGTGGCGCAGTTCCTCCAGCTCAAGGTGGAATGTTTGCCCCTGGTTCTGCCTTATCAAGTGCGCTAGGTGTTGCTGGTGTTGGTTTGGGAGCTTATGGTGCATTTAAAGGAATTGAAAAAGGTGATCCAATTTCTGCTGGTTTAGGTGGAGCTGGTGTTGCTGGAGGATTAACAGGGTTGGGATTAGCTCTTGGGCCAATAGGATGGGCTGGTCTAATTGCTGCTCCAGTAATAGGTGCATTGATTACCGATAACAAGGTAACTACACGAGAAAGAAATAAGCGACAAACTGAACACCTTTTAGATATTGGATTTAGCAAAGAACAATTACAGTCCCTTGGTAGGCTAGATGCTGAGGGTAGACCGCAATTTTTGCCCGATACGCAAACAAAAGAAGAAAGGGATGCTTCTGCTAACGAATGGAAGAGACTCACTAGCTCAGCCGATCCTAACGAAAACCCATTTAGAATACCAACTGCCATGTGGGGCTATGAGGGTATGCTTAGTACGTATGGCCCAGAATATCTAAATAACATGGGAGAATTTGATAGATATATGGCAACTGCGGCTGCTATTGAATCAGGCGGTGGTTTCTATAGCAAAAAAGGCGAAGTGTTATTAAAAGATCAAGAAGCTGCGAAGGCTGCTTACGAAGCAGCTAAGAACGATCCTAATAAGTACGCAGAATATCAAGCTAGGTACGAAAATTGGAAGAATACTGGAAAAGATACTGGATTCGATTGGACGGACGTTGATAGACAATACGGCAACTTCAAAGCTGGTGATGTACGAACAGCAAGTAAAAATGTAGGAAGTGGTGATCGTCCTAATTACCAACAAGTAAATCAAATTTTTGATGGTAAAAAATGGATATGGCAAGAGCCTACTTCAGAAGCTACTAAACAACCAACAAATGGATTTTTACAAAACGCATAGTAAGGAGCAATTATGGCAAACGGAATGATGGCAATGGCACCTAGAACTGGTGGCGGATTAAGAATGAATAGAAACATAAATCCCAAGACGGGAGAGCCGTATGCCAATACAATAAAAGAATTAAAAGAAATGCAAGCTGGTGGTGAACAGTTAAGCCCATTTCAAATGAGGCGATTGGGTAATGCTGGACAAGGCGAGCAACAACCACAGCAATTAAACAGACTGTCTCCTGGAGTATATAGAAATGCACAAGGTGAATTAGTAAACTCTTCAAATCAACCGTTTTCACAATCTATGATCAGAGCTGGACAAAACCCTACTCCTCCGCAACAAACACCAATGCCACAGGGAATGATGCAACCACCTCAAACTGATGGGATGATGCCATTTCAACCAGGTCAGAGACCAACGTTTCCAGCAACTCCTGGTGCTCCGAACTTTTTAAGTCAACTAACACCTCAGCAGCAATTTGATATTGCTAAAAAACAGTATATGCCACAGCAACAAGGACAAATGACACTTCCTTCGGCTCCAATGGATACTGGATATTTTGTTGGAAGAGATGGGCCAATGAATTTTGCTCCAGGAATTGGCGCTAATTTCGGATCATTGTTCAACAGAAGGTAAGTAAATGCCACATGAAGGATTTACAATGTCTCCTCCCTCTGGAGGATTGGATTTAGTAAGTCCAATAGATGCAATGCCTCCAGAGTTTGCTCTGGAGCTTGAGAATATTTTTCCTGGGCCTACAGCTCCTATTACTCGTAAAGGCTATACTCAATACGCAGATTTATCGGCAAGTAATACTGCGGTAAATACTTTAGCTGCTTATAATAAAACCGACGGCACAACTGAAATTATCGCTGTTGTAGAAGGTGGCACACCTAAGATATTTAAAATCGTAGCTGGCGTAGCAACTGATATCACTGGAACAACTCCAATTTCTGCAACATATAGCAATATGCAGACTGAGCAGTTTGGCTCTAGGCTGTATTTGGCTAATGGACAAGATACCCTACAGGTTTATAACGGTACTACCGTCGCAGATTCGACGTTCACGGGTGTTACTCTAGCTAACCTTATTAACGTAGCTTCGTACAAAGAGAGATTGTACTTTGTTGAAAAGAACACAATGAAGTTTTGGTATGGAGGCACTCAAGCCATAAGCGGTGCTCTTACCTCTTTTGACCTTCAATACGCCATGAAGAAGGGTGGCAACCTACTATTTGCTGGTAGCTACACAAACAACACTACTACCGTTTCTAGTGACTATTTCTTTGCTTGCAGCAGCGAAGGAGAGATTCTTTTTTATGCTGGCTCAAGCCCTGCTGATACAAACTGGTCGCTAGTAGCTCGTTTCGTTATAGGTCAACCATTAGGCTATAGAGCTTTTTTACGAGTAAATAACGATGTCTGGATACTTACTCAACAAGGTATTGTGCCTCTTTCAGCACTATTTCAAAGCGATCCAGAACAGGCCCTAAATGTCGTATCTTACCGTATTAATCCCTACATTACAGAATATGCAGCAACCACGCCATTCTCTCCAAGGTGGCATGGAATGTTTTGGCCGCAAGGTAGAAGAGTTTATGTAAATGTACCTACAAGCGAGTCTTCTACTTCCATGCTCGTTTACAGCATAGATACGAAAGGATGGTGCGTTTATACGCTGAATAATAGGGGCGATGGAATAACTCTCTTATGTGCCGATGGCATACCTTATTACGGCTCGTATAGCGGTAAAGTGTTTGAAGCAGAGGATGGCTATCGGGACAATGGTGCTGCCATTACTTTTGCTGGACGTACAGCGTTTTCTTTCTACGGTTCAAGAGGCAACTACAAAGCGTTCAAAGATATTAGACCGCTACTAAAAACCAAAAAGGGGCTAACCTTTTCTCTAGGTATAGATACTGACTTCCAAAGGAGAATAACTGTTGATACAATCACAACAGGCAGTGCAACCATCACTCCCTGGGGCTCACCTTGGGGCTCACCTTGGTCATCCCCTACAGAATACATTTTCAATCGTTATGCCGTCCGTGGTCAGGGGCATAGTGCAGCAATAAGATTTGGAGGCTCAGTTAATAATTCTGATTGTCAAATTTACGGATTTGAAATTAGGTTTGACCAAGGAGGACAAGTATAGTTATGGCACAACAACCACAAGGCGCATTAGCACAAAGTCCTAATGCTGCTAAAACAAAAAAGAAGCCTAAGTTTACACTTAAGGAATTGGTAGGTAGACAAGCTGCTGGTATTCCTTTGGGGCCAAAACAAATAGCACGATTACAAAAAAATGGTCTTATTGCCCCATCTCCTACTGCTCCAACTACTCAACTTACTCCAGAACAGCAGATGCAACGTTTAGGCACTGGTACAACCCAAGGCGTTGAACAACAGTTTGGTTACTTGCAACAACAAGGTGCGTTTCAACCAGGCTCGTTTCAAGAGCAAATGAACAAAGCTTACGAGAATGTTTACGGACAATTCCAGCGTACTCAAGAGCCAGAGTTTGCTAGACAACAAGCAGAGTTTAGACAAATGGCTGCGGAAAGAGGATTAGACCCAAACAGCGAAGCCTACAAAACTATGCAGTCTCAGTTGAGTCAATCTCAAGATTTAGCAAGGCAATCTGCAATGAGTAGCGCTAACCAGGCTGCTCAACAAGCACAAGCTCAAGGATTTGGTCAGGCAGTACAGCAATATCAACTTCCAGCAAGTATGCTACAAGCCTATCAACCTTTCTTTGCCCAACAAGGAGCTATGCAGCAATTAGGTTCACGGCAACAATTTGAGACTGAGGAAAATAGACTTGAAAGGGAAGCAAGAGAAAGGCTTGCTAACATTCAAGGTGGCTATGGCGTCACACAAAGTAAGATTGGTCAATTTGGTCAATTAAGCCCTGAACAGCAAGCTGAGATGTTACGTCTACGATCTTCACTTGATTTTGCGAATCAGGCTGCATTGCAACAAATGGCTCCAAGACCTAGCACGGGAGCTGGTGTAGCTGCTGGATTGGCTCAAGGAATTGGAGCTGGAATAGGTAGTTGGTTAGGGAGTTAAATTATGGCAACAAGCGAGCTTTTTAAACAACTAATGGCACAACAAGGGGTGTTTTCTAAACCTGCTGAAACCTCCTACGGTGCTGCGGCTACTGGCATTGCTTCGGCATTACCAGGTGTTGTTGACCCTTATGGTTCGACTGGTGGCAATTTAGCTCGTGTGTTGGGCGGCTCGTTATTAGCAGGACTACTTGGCTATCAAGCTAAAAAACAAGCTGAGGAAGAAAACAAAGCCATATTGCCTGAATTGACTGCTCTCATGGGTGCTTCTAGTCAAGAAGAGATTGGTAATGTTTTACAGCAATCTAAATATGCTGACAGGCTATCTCCTCTTGCCATGAGTTTATACGGACAGCTTGGAACTGCTGAACAGAAAGAACTTATAAATAGAAAGAAAGCAGAAATGGACGTTCAAAAGCAAATAGCAATTAGTAAAGGTGTTCCATTTGAGCAAGCGTTTAGTCCAACTTCCGATGCTTATCTAGCTGGACCAGGCATGAAGGCAGAAACACCTCCAGAAGAAGAAAATATTTATCAGAAAAAATATGATGAGTTTTTTGCACACGCGACTAAAAACCTTAGAATGTCTCCTTCTGAAGCAAATAAATATGTGAAAAAACAAATGCAAGGTGAAGATATAGCAATAGAAGACGTAAGCAAAGAAATTAAAGAAGCAAGAGTCAAATCCGACTCTGCGAAAGAAATGCTTTTTAACGCTAGAGTTGGCGTTGAAGGAGCTGGCGAAACTGGTGGCCCATTTCCTATCAAAGCTGCAAGGGAAATCGCATCTACTTTTTATGCACGGGTTCCCACCGCAGGAGGCATGGAAGAAGCAAAACAAAGAGCTGCACAAAAAGTATTGGATAGTATAGCGCCAAAAGGAGTTCAAGCACTGCGTTCCCCAGGTGCCGTTTCTAATAAAGAAACTGAAATGATTATTAAAACTCTTCCTTCTTCCTTAAATACACCAACCGAAAACAAAGCATTAATTGAACAAATGCAAATTGTAGCTGATCTTAATGGGGAATACATAGGCGCATTAGAAGAATACCTATTAAAAGGAAGAGCTAGTGAAATTCTACCTCTTTGGAAACAATATAAAGACACTCACGCCTTTAAAGGTTACAAATACAATTATGACAGAATGAGCTTTGCTGAATGGGATAAAATGAGAAAATCTCCTGGCTCAAAATTACAAATAATGCCCGATCAGGAATTAGAAGAAATATCAAAGATGTCAGATGAAGAATTGGAAGCTGCGTTGGCTTTAACAAGAAAAACAAGGTAACCA